CCGGGTCTCGGTGGGGCGTTGGCGTGTGGGAGGGTGGGGCCCGTTGAGGTTCGCAAGGGCAAAGCATTGTCCGCGGATACCCGGTGCTTGCGGACTAACGGCGCGGCTTGTTGCGGTTTAATCATGATTACTCTCCCTTATTATCATTGCGGCAAGCATAGGATAGACCTGCCAGCATACTAACTAACCATATAAATGCGAATACGTTAAACGGTACATATTGTGATAAATCAAAAGCCATTGTCATTCCCTCTTTCGTTGTTAAGCTGCGGCGTCAATCCGCTTTGCGTAATCTATAGCCCACGACTTGCGGGTAAACGGCCCAAAGATATTTCCGTACTTCTTGCTGGTGATGTAAAACTTACGGCCAGCAGTCTTTTCTATCTCGTAACCTTGGTTGCTTACATTTGCCATTTCGTAATCCCTCTCTGTGTGGACACGTTGGTAGTAGGCACAATGTGCCGGTGTCTCAATAACTCAATTGAAAACAATTGTAAACAATCAAATCACATCGCAATGTGATTGCTTTGCCTTTGCAACATAATGCGGCAGGCACGATGTGCCGGTTTAACAAGGGAAAGAGGCAGCGCCGCGCCTCCGTTTTCGTGCGCCTCCGACCCCATTTGGTCCAGCACTAATACACTGTTACACCCTGAAACCCGCAGAAATGCGTGGGTTTTTGGGCGGGGAGGTCGAAATGGCCTTTCGATCCGACCCCCCCCGGCCCCCGCCGCGCACGGGGGGCGTGTGTGTATAACCTGACAGACATGGAGATGTGGCCCCACCCCCCGTACCCCCTGTGTTTTATGCTACCCCAGCCAAAAAAATTTCTAACTTTTTGCTTGTCAAACTGTAACAATAAGTTGTAACAGCGATGGACCACGAAAAACGGGAGAAATACGTTGGCAGTTTATGGATACACTCGCGTCTCGACTGAAGACCAGATTGAGAACACATCGCTCGACGATCAAGCGCGCCAAATCCAAGGCATTGCGCTTACGCATAATTTAGAGTTGACGCACATCTACGAAGAACGGGGCGTCTCCGGCGGCGTCCCACTGCTACGCCGAGAAGAAGGCTGCAAGCTGGCGTTCCTCCGGCCCGGCGATACTGTTATCGTATCGAAGCTAGACCGTATGTTTCGCGATGCGAGAGACGCACTAAACGTGATTGCCGACTGGGACACGGCGAACATTAATCTCATCATCAACGGCTACGGCAATGTCATGGACAAGGCCAACCCGAACGGACGCTTCATGCTAGAGATCATGGCCGTCTTCTCCGGCGAGGAGCGCCGCCGTATCAGAGAACGTGTCACCGCCGGTAAGAGAGCGAAGAAGTCACAGGGCGGATACGTCGGCGGCAAAGTGCCGTTCGGCTTTAAGAAGTCAGGCACAGGCCGCAAGGCCAAGCTGCTTCCAGAACCAAACGCGCAGGACGCGTTGATTACAATGAAAGCCGCACGCGTTAAAGGTCATAGCTACCGCGATATTGCTATTATCGTAGCAAAGCGTCATGGTATATCGGTTAGTCACCAAACAATCGCACGTGTAATCAGGGGAGATAAGAATGCCGAAGTCTGAACCAAACTTCTTTCTGGAGTTTTTGAAGAAGTACCGCGATGATCCCGTCGGGTTCGTGCGCGATATTCTAAGAACCAAACCAGACCCTTGGCAAATCGAGTTTCTGAAAGCGATTAGTTCCGGGAACCGCAGGATCAGCGTGCGCTCCGGCCACGGTGTCGGTAAGTCTACAGCCGCAAGCTGGGCCATGCTGCATTACTTTTTGACACGGTATCCGGTGAAGGTGGTTGTCACTGCGCCGACATCCGCACAGTTGTTCGATGCGATGTTCGCGGAACTGAAGCGATGGGTGAACGAACTGCCCGACGTTCTCAAGACGCTGATCGAAGTCAAGGCCGACCGTATCGAGTTAAAGGCCGCAGCTAGTGAAGCCTTTATCTCCGCTCGAACGAGCCGGGCAGAAACGCCGGAAGCGTTGCAGGGTATCCACGCCGACAACGTGCTGCTCGTCGCCGACGAAGCGTCCGGTATCCCGGAGAGTGTGTACGAAGCTGCGTCCGGTTCTATGTCCGGCCACAATGCGACGACCTTGCTGCTGGGGAACCCTACGCGAAACAGCGGATTATTCTACGATACGCACAACCGCTTGAAGGGCGAATGGAAAACCTTTCACGTTAGCTGTCTTGATAGTCCCCGCGTATCCGATGCGTTCGTGCGAGAGATGCAGCTACGGTACGGGGAAGACAGCCCGGCGTACCATGTGCGTGTTCTTGGTAACTTCCCGCCACGTGAAGAAGATACCGTCATTCCTGTCGAGTTGATCGACAGCGCCATGAACCGCGAGATCAAGATTGCCAAGCAGACGAAGAGTGTGTGGGGCCTAGACGTGGCGCGTATGGGTTCGGATGCCTCCGCCCTCGCTAAGCGGCGTGGCCCAGTTGTTGAAGAGATACAGACTTGGAAAGGTCTGGACTTGATGCAGCTAACCGGCGCAGTCGTGGCCGAGTTCGAGGCACTTGTACCTTCCGAGCAACCCGTTGAGATATTGGTAGATAGTATCGGGTTGGGGGCGGGTGTGCTTGACCGTCTGCGCGAACTGGGTCTGCCAGCACGCGGGATCAACGTGGCAGAAAGTCCTGCGATGAAAGGGACTTACGCCAACCTACGCGCCGAATTGTGGTTTAAGTGCAAGGGGTGGCTGGCGAACCGCGACGTTAAGATACCGAAGGACGAGCAGTTGTTCGCCGAGTTGGCGTCACCGCGTTACACCTTTACGTCGTCGGGTAAGATGCAGGTGGAAAGTAAGGAGAGCATGAAGAAGCGTGGGCTTCCGTCGCCGGATAAGGCGGATGCGTTGTGCTTATGCCTCGCCACCGACATATCGACGATCATGCACGGATACTCAATGGCCAACAAGAGTGGGGCATTACGCCGGAATATAAAGGGCATTGTTTGACATAGACAAACGATGTGATATATTTGGTTTGCCCGGCAGGTTTTCCTCTCCCTCTCCCTGCCGGCGGGAACTAGGGGTGTGCGCGGCTGGGCCGGTAATAGCGAAACGCCGCCACCCCATTTTTTGCTTTTCTGCGAACTTTAGGTTATAGACGCCAAAGGGAGCATATCTGTGGAAACAAAGACTTGTTCGAAATGTGGCGAAGAAAAGCCGATTGACGGCTTCTACCCCTACCGCCCCGCCTGCAAGGTTTGCCTACGCGCAGCGCAGCGCCGTCAGAGAGCCGCCCGCCCAAACTACCACCGCGCCAGTAATCTCAAACAGCGATACGGCATAAGCCTTGATGAATATCATTCTATCATCGCCAATCAGAATTTCGCCTGCGCTATTTGTCAGGTAGAAATATCCGAGACATTAGAGTATAAGGGTAGTCGATCAGCTGTCGTTGACCATAACCATGATACGGGTGATGTACGCGGCATACTTTGTTCAATGTGCAATAAGATGCTTGGCCACGCAAGAGAAAGTACAGACATTCTTTACAAGGCCATTGTTTACTTGAGTGAGCGCGGCGCGTATACGCCAAAGAAATAGGTTTGTTTGTATGGTTGCGAAGCGTTTTCAAAATCCAAAGGGCGGTCTCAATGAAGCGGGCCGTAGCCACTTCAAGAAAACCGAAGGGGCCAACCTGAAAGCGCCGGTTAAATCAGGGGATAATCCACGGAGGGCATCATTCTTAGCGCGTATGGGGAACATGCCGGGGCCGGAGCGTAATGCGAAAGGCGAACCAACCCGCCTTCTCTTATCTCTGCAAGCGTGGGGTGCGTCATCTAAAGCAGACGCGAAGTCCAAAGCCAAAGCCATTTCAACCCGAAACAAGGGGAAGTCCAAATGAAGATGGGTCTCTATGCCAACATTGCGGCCAAGAAGGAGCGGATCAAAGCTGGTTCTGGCGAAAAGATGCGCAAGCCCGGAACAAAGGGTGCGCCTACTGCGGCAGCGTTTAAGGCTGCTGCGAAAACTGCGAAGGGTAAAAAGAAATGAAGAAACCAACTAAGGCCGACATGAAAGTAGCTAAGGTCATGGGCGAATTTAAGCGCGGCACGTTGCACGCTGGCGTAAATCCTAAAGGCCCTGCAAAGGCTCCCTTGGCTAAATCGCGCAAACAGGCTATAGCGATTGCTCTGTCTGAAGCGGGGATGAGCAAGAAGATGAAAAAGAAATAATGGATTGCCCTATCGAAACCCAAGACGTTAAGGCAAACTTGAAGGCTCGTAATTGGGCCTTCAAGAATGTCGGATATGGCCCCGCTAATCCCGGTGAGCCTAATGCTGAGTTTTGGGCGGACAAGGCCGATATGTGGGCAACGGACGTTCCCGAAGCCAAGACGATGCGCTGCAAGAACTGCGCCGCCTTTATCCAGACGCCACAGATGCTTGAGTGCATCAAATATGGTATCGAGAAGGGCGAAGAAGGCCCGTCTTACGAAGAGGAAGTCCAGAATGCAGCGAACCTTGGTTATTGTGAGCTATTCGATTTTAAGTGTGCTGGTGATCGAACTTGTGATGCTTGGTTGGCTGGCGGCCCAATAACCACTGGCATGAGCAGCAAACGTGAAGCTGCTCTCAAGATGCACGGGATGTCCTATCCCGAACGAGGTGAATAATTATGGCAATTCGGAAGAACACTCGTCCTTCAAAGTCTGAAGTTGATGATGCTATGGTGCTGGATGATGGCATCGAGATCAGTGCCGAAATGCCTGAAGGCGAAGAGATGACCGACGAGCAGCTTCAGAGCATCGTCGCTGGTGAGATTGATGACGCGCAAGCCTATATCGACGACGTTATCTCTCCCGAACGTGCGGAAGCTGGTCAGTATTACAAGGGCGAACCATTCGGCAACGAAGAAGAAGGCCGCTCTCAGGTCGTGTCGATGGATGTCCGCGACACTGTGCAGGCCATCATGCCGTCGATCATGCGGGTGTTCTTTGGTTCGTCCACTGTTGTGGAATATGCTCCGAACGGCCCAGAGGATGTTGAGAACGCCGAGCAAGCAACGGACTATGTAAACTACTGCTTGACACGCGATAACAACCTGTTCGCTCATTCATATGCTTGGTTCAAGGATGCGCTTGTCCGCAAGAATGGCTTCGGCAAGGTCTGGTGGGACGAGAGCGAGACAGTCAAGACATATGAGATCGAGGAGATGGACGAGAACGCCTACATGGTGCTTATGTCCGATCCAGAGGTCGAACTGCGTGAAGTTGAGGTTGAATATTCCGAAACGGAAATGCTGACACCTGAAGGCATCGCCACAGTCGTTCAGCTTCCGTCTTACAGCGCAACAGTCGTCCGTAAGATGAAGGAAGGCCGTCTGAACGTCGCCGCCTTGCCACCTGAAGAGTTGCTGATTGACCGCCGTGCTAAGTCAATTGATGACTTCGAGTTTATCGGGCATCGCCGCTACATGACAGTCTCAGAGCTTGTCCAGATGGGCTATGAGCAGGACGAGATCGAAAACCTTGGATTTGAAACGCAAGACGATTTTGAGGGCAACGAAGAGACGTTTGACCGCAATCCGCAAGCAACCATCCTGGGCGCTGGCCAGATCGGAAGAGCACACGTCTGAACCCCAGTCACCCCTGTGCCGCGTATGC